AAGCGCCGGTACGACGTCCGGCAGTAGCAGCACAAGCCCCGGGTCGGCCGTCATCCGCCAAGAGTCCGGCCGACCCGGCCCCATCCCGATCAAGAGACAGGAGCGCCAGGATGGCACTCGACCCCCGTTTCCCCATAGCCCCGGGCACCAGGCCCGACCCGAAGTTCGAGACCGTCTACGACGCCTCCAGGGGCGGCTGGTACCCGCCTCCCGACAAGCCCAAGGAGGAGGCCCCGAAGGCCCCGGAGAAGAAGGCGTCGTGAAGCGGGACGACGAGCGGTACGCCGCCGAGTACGCGGTGATCGAGGGGGAGCTGACCGCAGCTCAGAGCATGGAGTTCGCGGAGTACGCGGGCTTCCTCGCCAATTACGGCCTCCGGCTCCAGGAGCTGGCCGCCAAGCACTCGTTCCCGGAGGGAACGTTCGTCCACCTGCGGGCGTACGCCGACCAGTTCTTGGAGGAGCTGCACCGGGACACGTAACGACTTGACCGCATCCACCCCGTTGCCCGCCCGCGTCCCTGAGGATCACCCCCATGGACGCGGAAGTAGCAGCGGGGTGGATCGGCGCTGGGGCAGCATTCGTCGGCACGATGGTGGGCGCGGGCGTCTCCGCGTGGGCCACGGTACGCACACAGCGGCACGAGGCGAAGCGGGCCGTCGAGGAGCGGCAGGACGCCACGCGAAAGTTGGCTGACGAACGAGGTCAGGCCGCTGGACGTGAAGCCCTCGCCGAGCTGTACACCTTGCGGCGGCACATCCACCAGTGGGCGGGTCCGGCCGATATGGCGACTCATAGGCCATGGTTCAAGGCCGGGGAGGAGATGGCCGACAAGGCCGAGATGATCGCCGGATTGATCCCGCAAGCCCCTGAGATTCGGCCTCGCCTTGGGGAGGCGCTAAAGGTCACTCTGATCTGCATGCTGGATGGCGTCCACGGAGATACGACCCGCGTGAGTTATCTCGGCAGGGACTACGTCGATCACGCTATCGAGATACTCCTGGCGTTCCTCCGTGGTGACCCGTTGCCCGAGCCGTCAGCGGCCGTAGTGCGCTTCCGGCGAGAACGCGCCCAGTACGACCTGGAGAACCCGCCAGGGGCGGACTGACGCCCGCCACCCGGTAACGACTCGATCGACTCGTCCCCGCCGGCACCACCCGTCCGCCAGGATCACCTCATGGACTCGGAGGTAGCAGCGGGGTGGATCGGTGGTCTGGCAGGCCTGGGAGGTGCCCTCGTCGGTGCTGCCGTGTCCGTCTGGGCTACCCGGGTGACCCAACGCGAACAAGCACGACAGAACCGAGAGAACCTGGAGTTCGAGGCCCGGCTGGCCAGAGAAGCACGTCTGAGCGAACTGGACGCAGACGCGACAGAAGCGGTGATCTCCGAGCTACTCCAACTCGACGTGTATTTGTTCCACAGCACACAGCCCACAACCACGGAGGAGGTGGGCTCCCTCGCGTGGGAGAACGTGATCCAAGAGCACCTACGGCGCCTGCAACTGGCCTTGGCGCGAATCCCGGACCGTACAGTTCATGAGCGTCTCCTGACGCCAATCGCACTGTGCCGCCGGTACCGAATGGCCGCCGAAGGCCCACAACGGGCGAGCCTGGTGGACCTCATTGCGACCCTGCTCACAGACATGCTCGAAGTCGCGCATGCACATCGTCGGGGAGAGTCCGAACTGCCGCCTCTCCCCGATGCTGTCACCGAAGCCCAACAACGAGTCGTCGAAGCACAAGAGCGCTGGCGCCAGCAGATCCGGCATCTGATTGAGGAGAACGGCAGCAGCGAGTAGCCGCCTCCTTCAAGATTTCAGCATGGACGCGACAGTTGCGGCAGGATGGATCGGGGCCGGGGCGGGCCTGGTTGGCGCCCTGGTTGGAGCAGGTGGTGCCCTCCTGGGCGGGTGGCTCCAGCATCGGCAGCAGGAGCAGTCCGCCAAGAGGGAAAGGCAGGAGGTGTACGCCAGGAGTGCCGCAGAGGCCACACTCAACCACCTCCTCCAGCTTCACCGGTCCATAGCGGCCGTACTTGCGCAGTGGGACGTAGGCGGAGACAACTCGCGCTGGAGGGACGCACGGCAACCGCATCTACGAGAGTTCGAGATGTCGCTCTACTTGATCCCGAACGCAGAGCTTCGATCGCGGCTTGGAGAAGTGCTCACCCTGGTCTATGACGTGGAGACCGACAGGGACTCGCCCGGAGGGGGCCAACCGGATGCCGTTGCGCGCTCCATGGAGCAACTGGATCAAGTGGCCTTGACGGTGGCGATTTCTCAGGAAGGGATCGATCTCGTGGCGGCAGGCCTCCGCGGCGAGTCCCTCCCAGCGCGAAGCACGGCGTTCGTCGCAACCTGGAACGACATTCACCAACGGGCAGGTGAAAACACCGAAGCCAACAGCGCTTGACCCCTCAACCACTCTGATCGCATACTTTGTGTCAGCAGTATCAGTGCGCCACCGTGCGGGCCCCGACTCCGTTGGAGAGCGGGGCTTTTCGCTTGCTTGGAGGCCGCCATGACAGACCAAACCATCTGGATGACGTCTCGGGAGGCGGCCGACCACTGCGGGGTCAGCATCCGCACCGTCCAGTCCTGGACTCGCCGGGGCCATCTTCCCGTCAGGGGCCTGAGTCCGCAGGGCCGCCCCCTGTACGACTTTCTGGACGTCGCCAACGCCGAACTGGTGACCAGGGCCAGGGCGAAGAAGAGGATGCTGACGCCCGCCGCCTGATCCGCTCCCGAGAACTACTTCTGCATCGCCTTGGTGAGGCCGCTCACGGCCTTGCGCAGTTCGACGACCTCCTCCCGGAGACTCCGCAGCTCATCCACCAGCCCGGCGTCCTCCTCCGGGGACGACGCCACCTGCGCCGCGCCTTCCCCGGTCTCCATGTCCTCCTCGACCTCGACATCACTCGTCGGAGGCGGGACCTCCTTCAGGATCTGCTCGGCAACCTCATGCGTGATGTACCGGATCTTCTTGCTCGGCGCATACACCGGGTACTCGCCGCTCGCTATCCGGTTAGTGATCCGCTGGTAGGCCGCTCCGTTCATCGGGTAGCCGTGCTCCCGGTAGAAGTCGAGCAGCTTGACCATCGTCAACGGCTCAGTCGTGCTCATCGGCAACTCCCCCAACTCCGGTTCTCCACAGGCCAGATCCCCATTCCTGCGTCTGCGTCCGGCCAGTGTGGCAGAGCGATAGACGGCCGTCAGTACTCGACCGGTCACCGTCACCACGCACACGCGAGGGGGTGATCCGGCCATGGCGCGCACCTTCTCCCGCGAGGACGAGGAGCGGCTCCGTCAGCTCCACGCTGACGGGCTGCCGAGGAACCGCATCGCCGAGGAGATGGGGTGGGCCGCAGGGACCATCACCGCCCACGCGAACCGCCTCGGCCTGTCCTTCGACCGTCAGGCGACCCGGGCCGCCACTGACGCCCGTCAGATCGACCTCCGGGACAGGCGTCAGCGGATCCAGGTCCAGCTCTACGACCTCGCCGAGCGGAGCATCCGCCGGGCGCAGGACCGGTACCTCCTGACGGGCTTCGACCACACCGGCACCTTCGTCGCGGAGCTGCTCCCCGAACCGCCGGCCAGGGACGCCAAGGACCTCACCCTGGCGGCCTCCAGCGCCCTCACGAGCGCGGTGAAGCTCGCCCAGGTCGATGCCGGGGACGCAGGGCGGGAGCAGGCCGCTGGGCTCCTCCAGGGCCTCAGCGACGCCATGGCGACCGCTGCCCGGGAGCTGGGGGGCGACGATGCCGACGAGTACGGCTCGTAGCGCCAGCACCCAGTTCCTCCTGGAGCGCTTCTCCCCCAAGCAGATCCGCAGCGTCGCTGCGGCCAACCGGAGGATCAACCTCTGGGAGGGCGCGGTCTCCTCCGGCAAGACCATCGCTTCCGCGTGGGCCTGGATGATGTTCGTCCCGCAGGCGTCCACCACGGGCGAGCTTGCGATGGTCGGCAAGACCCGGGACGCGCTGTACCGCAACGTCCTCCAGCCGATGATGAACCCGGAGATCTTCGGGGAGCTGGCCTCCCAGGTCGAGTACACCCCGGGCGCGGTCACCTGCCGGATCTGGGGACGCCTGGTCCACGTCATCGGCGCCAACGACATCAAGGCCGAGAACAAGATCCGCGGCATGACCTGCGCCGGGGCGTACGTGGACGAGGCCACGCTGCTCCCGGAGCCGTTCTGGGACATGCTCCTGACCCGCATGAGGGCCGTGGGCGCGAGGATCTACGCCTCGACGAACCCGGATGCGCCCACGCACTGGCTGAAGGCCAAGTTCATCGATGACCCCGTCCAGCGGCAGTCGATGAAGGTCTTCCCCTTCGAGCTGGACGACAACGTCCACCTGGACCCGGCGTACGTCGCGCACATCAAGGCCAGCAACGTCGGCCTGTTCTACAAGCGCTTCGTGCTCGGCCAGTGGGTCGCCGCCCAGGGCGCGATCTACGACATGTTCGACCACGCCACCCAGGTCGTCGACATCCTGCCGATGATCCGCAAGTGGATCTCGGTGGGGATCGACTACGGCGCGACGAACCCGACCCACGCGGTGCTGATCGGACTCGGCGACGACCGGCGGCTCTACGCCGTCTCGGAGTACCGGTACGCCAGGGGCACGAACAACGTCACGCTGACCCAGGCGGAGACCTCCCGGCGCATCGTGCGGTGGCTGGACGACATCCCCCGCCACGGGCGCGTACGGCCCCAGTTCGTCGTCGTGGACCCCAGCGCAGCCAGCTTCAAGACCCAGCTCCACCAGGACGGCCTGGCCCCCGTGGCGGCCGAGAACGCGGTCCTGGACGGTATCCGGCTGGTGTCCAACCTCCTGGCCAACCGCCAGCTCCTCATCCACAGCTCGTGCAAGGAGCTGCTCAAGGAGATGGCGTCCTACACCTGGGATCCGAAGGCCGCCCTCGACGGCCATGACGCACCCCTGAAGCTAAATGATCATGGGGTCGACAGTCTCCGCTACGCCCTAATGACCACCCGCTCCATGTGGCAGCACCAGCTCCGGCTGGCCGCCTGACGACAGCGCAGCGGAGGTGAACGATGCCTCTGCCCGCTGGTGGAGAGACGGTCTGGCCCCCGCCGGAGCAGCACCCGGTGGCCAGGAAGCTCACCGAGTGGTCGGCCTGGTACAGCGGCGACACGGACGCCCTGACGTCCGTCTACTCCCTCGCCGGCACCTCGACCTCCCCGACCGCCCAGCAGTTCTTCCGCAGCGACAAGCCCTGGGGGGCAGGCGGGGCCGCCACCGCCGCCAGGACGTTCTGGGGCGCTCCCCTGACGCCCGGCACCCAGCGGACCAAGCTCCACGCCCCGCTGGCCTCCGACATCGCCGAGCTGAGCGCCAACCTGCTCTTCGCCGAGCTGCCGAAGCTGGCCTCGGCGGACAAGGCCACCCAGAAGGAGCTGGACGCCTTCCAGACGGACGGGGTGCACACGGCCCTGCGGGAGGCCGCGGAGGTCTGCTCCGCCCTCGGAGGGTCCTTCCTGAAGGTCGTGTGGGACGAGACGCTCGCGGACCGTCCGTGGCCCGTCCCGGTCGGCCCGGAGCACGCCGTCCCCGCCTGGTCGTGGGACCGCCTCACTGGTGTGACGTTCTGGGACGTCCGGCACCAGGACGACGACGTCACCCTCCGGCTTCTGGAGTGCCACGAGGTCGGCTCGATCACGTACGGGCTGTACCAGGGCACCCCCACCGAACTGGGCGAGCGGATCCCGCTGTCGGCCTTCGAGGGCACTGCGCACCTCGCGGAGCTGTACGGCGAGGAGGGCCTGCTCCTCACGAACATCCCCTGGCTGACGGCCGTCTACGTCCCGAACGTCCGGCCCAACCGGGTCTGGCCCGGGATCCGGTGCGCCGCCAACCTCGGCCGCTCGGACTTCGCCGGGCTGGAGCTGTTCCTGGACGCGCTGGACGAGGCGTGGACGTCCTGGATGCGGGACCTGCGCCTGGCCAAGAGCCGGATCATCGTCCCGAACGCGATGCTGGAGTCCGAAGGGCCCGGCCAGGGCGCACGCGTGAACCTCGACCGCGAGGTCTTCGTGGGCGTCGAGGGCATGCTCGGCAACGGCGACGGCAAGGACATCACGCTCAACCAGTTCCTGATCCGCGTCGCCGAGCACCAGGCCACCGTCCAGGCGCTGTTCGAGCAGATCGTCTCCAGCGCCGGCTACTCCTTGCAGAGCTTCGGCGGCAAGGGCGACGTGGCGGCCGTGACGGCCACCGAGGTCCAGGCCCGCAAGGAGCTGTCGCTGTCCACCCGGGCCCAGAAGATCCTCTACTGGCGCCCCGCCCTCCAGCACCTGTTCCAGGCGCTCCTGGGCATCAGCCGCGAGGTGTTCGGCAACCGGTGCAACCCGGAGGCCGGGATCGACGTGGCATTCCCCGTCGCCGTGCAGCCGTCGATGTTGGAGCAGGCGCAGACGCTCTCCCTGCTCGCGGCAGCCGAGGCGATGTCGATCTTCCTGCGGGTGCAAACCCAGCACCCGACATGGAGCAAGGCCGAGGTCCAGGTCGAAGTCGACCGGATCCTCGCCGAACGGCCGGACAAGACGCCGGTCGCCCCCGGGCAGCAGCCCGCACTTCCCCAGTAACCGCCAGGCCGCCAAGGCGCGACCGGGCCCTTCGACGAGCGCCCCAAGGAGGACGACGTCATGAGCACCCCCACCGAACCGCAGAACCCGCAGCAAGGCGCTGGAGAGCCGGGCAAGGCCCCGGAGACCCAGAACCCGCAGGCACCCGCAAACGGCCCCCAGGGCGGTACGCAGGGCCAGGGCGACGGCGGTACCGGCAAGACCCCGAAGTTCGAGGGCGAGTTCGACCCCGCCAAGGCCGCACGGCTGGTGGAGAACCTGCGCACCGAGGTGGAGCAGGAGCGCACCAAGCGCACCTCCCTGGAGACCCAGTTCTCCGACTTCATGGGCAAGTTCGGCCAGCTCTTCGGCAGCGGTGAGCAGAAGCAGCTCACCCCCGAGCAGATCGCGCAGAAGGCCCAGGAGTCCGACCAGAAGGCCCGCGACGCCACCGTGAAGCTCGCGGTGTTCCAGACGGCGGGCAAGCACGGCGCCGACCCCGACGCCCTGCTCGACTCGGCTTCGTTCGTCCGGGCCATCAGCAAGCTCGACCCGGCGGCCGACACCTTCGCCGCCAACGTCGACAGCGCGATCAAGACCGCCGTGGAGTCCAACGCCCGGCTCAAGGCGCAGCCGACCACTCCCCCGGTCCCCGCCAAGGGCGGAGTCGACATGGCGGGCGGCACCACCGGCAAGCGCCAGCTCACCGCCGCCGAGGTCGCGCACCTGTCCAAGACCGACCCCGCCGGGCTGGTGAAGGCCCGCGAGGACGGCCTGCTGAAGGACTACCTCGCCTCCTGACGAGATGCGCCCAGGGCCCGCGCGGACCCGGCCTCGTCACCCCCGGCTGACGCACGAGGTGCACACGCCGCGTCCCTATCCCCCTGAGCCCATATGGAGCGCTCATGTCGTTCAAGCCCGAGGTGTGGTCCGCCCAGGTCCTCACCTCGCTCCGCACGCAGCTCGTCTACGCAGGCCCGCAGATCGTGAACCACGACTACGAGGGCGAGATCCAGAAGATCGGCGACACCGTCCACGTCAAGATGGTCGGCGACGTCGAGGTCAGCACCTACAACTCCGGCGACACCATCACGTACGAGGACGTCGCCGACGCCGAGGCCACCCTGAAGGTGGACCAGTCGGACAAGTTCTCCTTCAAGGTCGACGACATCGACCGCGCCCAGGCGGGCGACGAGATGCCCAAGCGCATGAACGCCGCGGCCTACAGGATGGCCGCGAAGGTCGACTCGTACGTGGCCGGTCTCTACACCCAGGTGCAGTCCGCCAACGTCATCCCCGCGACCGCGATCACCGACGGCGACAAGGCGTACAACAGCCTGATCGACCTCGGTGTCACCCTGGACGAGGCGGACGTCCCCGACGTCGGCCGGTACGTGGTCGTCCCGCCGTGGTACTACGGCCTGCTGCTCACCAACGACAAGTTCGTGCGGGTGGACGCCTCCGGCGGCTCGGCGGGTCTGCGCAACGGCCTGGTCGGCCAGGTCGACAACATGACCGTCCTCAAGAGCAACAACGTCCCGGTCATCACCGGGGACGACTACGCGGTGACGGCGGGCGTCAAGGACGCGATCTCCTTCGCCGACCAGATGTCCGAGGTCGAGTCGTTCCGGCTCCAGACCACCTTCGCGACCGCCGTGCGCGGCCTGCACCTGTACGGCGCCAAGGTCCTCCGGCCGGACGCGATGGCCGTCCTGACCGCCTCCAAGACCACCGTCTGACAGCCGCTGCCACCCAACCCTGAGAGGTAACCACCCATGGCGCGAACCGACGTGCCGATCTCCGTCCTCGTGGGCAACGGCTCGCTGGCCGACCCCGCCGGGACCACGATCGACGCCGCCAACGACCACTCGATCAGCCTGGCCGCGGTGCACTCCGAGGAGCTGCTCATCCGGGTCACCAACACCGCCGGGGCCGACCACACGGTCACCGTCAAGGCGGGCGGGGCCAACCCTCCGGCCTGGCGCGGCGGGCAGGGCGACCTGACCGTCACCGTCCCGGCGACCACAGGCGTGGCCTGGATCGGCCCGCTGTCCAGCTCCCGCTTCCTCCAGGCGGGCAACGTCCTGAACGTGGACATCGAGACCGGGCTCACCGGCAAGATCACCGCGTTCAAGGTGCCCCGGGGGACCTGACCGATGGCCGAGACCGCGCACTTCCGAGGCGAGGGCGGCCACGTCTGGGAGATGGACCTCCCGCTCAGCGAGCAGCACGCCCGCGACGAGCGGGAGGGCCGCCTCGTCCGCGTCAGTCCCGACGGGTCCGCGTACGTCGAGCCGACTCCCGAGCCGGAGACCCCCGAGACCCCCAACCCCGAGGCCCCGAAGAAGCCGAACAAGGCGTCCTCGAAGGCCGACTGGGTGGCGTGGGCAGTCCACCAGGGCGAGACCCGGGAAGCCGCTGAGGCGGTCACCAGGGAGGCCCTCATCGAGCGCTACCACGGCGCTGACAGCACCGAGGAGAACGCCTGATGGCCCGCACGCAGTTGACCCCGCAGCGCTTCGCGGCGCTGGGCCTCGCGCCCACCTACGAGACCCCCGACGCATCGGGCGTCTCCTTCCGCTCCAGCGGCAAGCAGGTCCTCCACGTCAAGAACGGCTCCGAGGCCTCGGTCACCGTGACGCTGAAGATCGGCAGGCTGGTCCAGGGCCAGACCGTGACGTCGCCGACCGCCACGGTGGACGCCGGTGCGGACCGGTTCTTCGGGCCGTTCCCGGACGACTACAACCAGCCCGACGACACCGGCACCGTGCTCGTGGACCTCAGCGCCGTCAGCAGCGTTTCGGTGGCCTGCCTGACCCTGTGACGGGAGGCGCCATGCTCTACGCCACGGTCGAGGACTTCACGGACTTCCTCGACCCCGACCCGGTCCCGGCCAACGCGGCCCGGCTGCTGAAGAACGCCTCCCGCAAGCTCGACGAGGCCCTCCTCGGCGCGGTGTACGACCACGACGACGAGGGCCTGCCGACCGACCCGCACCTGCTGGAGGTCTTCAAGGAGGCGACATGCCTCCAGGCCCAATACGTCGCCGACCTGGGCGACGAGACGGGGGCCAACGCCAACGTCTCCCAGATGCGCGTCGGCGACGTCTACACGGTGCGGGCCCTGTCGGTCGTCGGTAGCGGCACTCCCCGGGTTTCCCCCGAGATGCTCACGCTGCTCCAGGCCGAGGGCCTCCTGCCGGTGTACCCGATCGTGTGGGGGTGAGCGGTGCTCCCGTTCGCTACCGACACGGTCGTCGTGGTCCGCGCCGGCACCGTCCTCGACCCGTACGGCAACGTGAAGCGGGACTGGGCGAACGCCGCCCGCTCCCCCGTCCGCGGCGTGGTCCAGGGCGGATCCTCCGTGGAGGTCACCGACGCCCGCGACCAGACGGTCACCACCTACCACTGCTACCTCCCGAACGGCACGGTCGTCACCGCCCAGGACCGCCTGGAGTGGAACGGCCTTGTGCTGGAGGTGGACGGCGACCCCTTCGTCTGGAAGGGCCCCGGGGCGGTCCTCGACCACGTCGAGGTCGTCGGGAAGGTGGTGGCCGGGTGAGGATCACCGACGTCTCGGTGGACGAGGCCGCCGTCGCCGCCCTGCTGGGGCAGCCCGGGGTCCGGGAGGACATGCGCCGTCGCGCGGACCGGGTCGTGCAGGCGGCCAAGCAGACCGCCCCCGTGGACACCGGTGAGTACCGGGACAGCATCCACGCCGAGGACGGGCCGGACGGGTCCGTGCTGGTGGTCTCCGACACCGACCACTCGATCTTCGTCGAGCACGGCACGAGGGAGCCGGGCCACCCGGCGCACTTCACCCTCACCAACGCTCTGGACGCCGCAGGGGACGACTGATGCGCTTCCGTCTCGCGTTCTGGATGCGCGACCACCCGAAGGCCCGGCCCGGCGACGTCGTGGACGTCCCGGATCACCTGGTACCCGCCCTCGTGAAGGCCGGGATCGGCCGCCCCGCCGAAGGGGCTGGGCAGGCGCCTGTGTCCCTCGCCAAGGCCCAACCGGTCCTGGAGCCCGCCGAACAGCCCGAGTAGGCCGAGGGGAGCACCCGATGGCGCTTCCCGATGTCGAGCTGCTGGTCGTCCGGTATCTCAACGACGACGTCGGCCTGCACGCCTGTACGGACCGGCCGGACGGGACGGCGTTCACCGACCGCCTGCCGCTGGTGCAGATCATCCGTACGGGCGGCCCCCGGTCCCTCCCGACCTGGAACGGCCGGTACGTCGTCGACAACGCCCGCTTCTCCGTGGACGTCTACGCCGCGTCCCGGCAGGAGGCCAACGAGACGGTCGGCACCGTCCGGCTGGCCCTGGAGGGCCTCAAGGGCGCCGTACGGCCCCAGGGCACCGTCTCCCGCGTCTGGGAGGAAGTCGGCCCCGGAGTACGGCCCGAGGAGCCGAACACCGGCGTCGTCCGGATCGGCTGGATCGCCGGGCTGACGGTCCGCTCGCTCTGACCCACACCACCCCACCGCCCGGCACCCGGGCTATCCACGGCCCGGAGGGCTCCCCATGCCCATCTTCGCTGGGCCATCACCACAGGAGAACAGCATGGCCATTGAGCCCGTGATGCTCGGTGTGGGCGGCTTCGCGTACATCGCGCCCGTCGGCACCACCGCCCCGACCACGCCCTTCGACGACTGGGGCGACGGCTGGTCCAACCTCGGGGACGTCAGCCAGGACGGCCTGGTGGAGTCTCTCGGCGAGGAGCGCACCCAGATCATGAAGTGGGGCTCCAACACCCCGGTCCGGTCCCAGGTCACCCAGCGCACCAGCACGTACAAGGTCGTCCTGATCAACATCACGGCCAACGCGCTGGGCCTGTACTACAGCGTCCCGGTCGGCGACATGGTCTCCTCCGGCACCGGCGACACCCAGTTCCTCGCCTTCAGCGACCCGGACACCACCGACCCGTACGAGGTCGCACTGGGCTTCGACGTCCTCGACGGCGACCGGCACTGCCGCTTCGTGGCCGCCCGCGCGGAGGTCACCGCCAAGGGCGACCTCGCGTACAAGGACGACACCCCGGTGGGCTACGACCTCACGTTCACCGCGCTCACCGCCCCGAGCGGCGCCTCCTCCATCCAGCGCATGTTCGGCGGAGTCTCGCTGCCCGCCTGAGCCGGCCACTGACCGGTGGCCGGGGAGTCGTGGGTCCTCCCCGGCCGCCGCACCTTCCCGACCCACCGCACCCGCAAGGAGACCCACCCATGCCGAAGACCGAAGCCGCCAGCAGGGTCCTCGACTTCAACGCCCTGCGCGCCCAGCACCGCGAGGCCCGGGGCGAGAGGTACCTGGAGTTCGAGCTGACCCCCGAGGGCTCCGCCAAGCCCGAAGCGTTCCGGGTCCTGCGCCGCCCGTACTGGCCGCTGGGCGCCTTCACCGGCGGCAAGGACGACATGACCGTCCTCGCCGAGCTGATGGGCGAGGAGCAGTACGAGCGCCTCGTGAAGGCCGGCTTCACCCTCGGTGACATGTCCGACCTCTACGACGCGCTGAGCGGCGGGGACGGTGAGCCGGGCCTGGGGGAATCCGCTGGCTCCTCGGAGTCCTGAGCGAGCACCCCGGCAAGCTGCGGGCGGACATCGCCAGGTACTACCCCGGCCGTTCCCTCAACGAGTTCCACGCCAACGAGTGGGGCGAGGGGTCGATGTCGTGGACGGAGTTGCGGGACCTCGTTGACGCCCTGCCCTCCGACTCCGCGACCAAGGCCGCCCTGGCCGGGGACCGCGACGGGCACCGCTGGAGCCGGGAGAGCCACCTGCTGGCCCTCGTGGCCAACCTGCTGATGCTCTTGGTCAAGGTCCAGTGGGTGGCTGGCCGGCTGAGCGGCAAAGCGCCCGACCTCCCCGGCGTGTCGGGGCCTGAACTGCACCGCCCGCCGAGCGAGGCGGACTCCCACCGGACCCGCCTGCTCGCCCAGATGGCCCGATACCGGTCTCGTGAGGCCTCCTCGGAGGCTCAGGACCTCGCGTCCCTCAACGCCCGCCTGAAAGCCGCCCAGCGCGACTGACGATCACGGCGGGGGGTGCCCATGCCCACCACCGTGGCCTCGGCCCAGGTCGCGCTGACCCCGTCGACCACCGGCTTCGCCCAGCGTCTGCGTACGCAGCTGCGGCAGGTGCAGACCGACATCGGCGATGTCCAGGTCAACATCGTCCCCAAGGTCAAGGCGTCCGCGTACAGGGCGGTCACGAGGGACCTGGACCGGCTGGCCCGGGACCGCATGGTCTACTTCACCGCCAGTGCGGACACCCGTGTCGCCGCCGAAGACCTCGCCCTGCTGTCCCGCGAACGGCGGACCCGGGTCGTCGCCGACGCCGACGTGGGGGCCGCTGACGCGGAGCTGGCGCGGCTCACCCGGGACCGGACCGTCCGCATCACGCCCCATGTCAGCGTTCCTCAGGGCAGCGGCGCCGGTGGGGCGGACGCCGGTCTCGGGTCCCTGGTGTCCCTGGCCCCGGCGCTCATCCCGGTCGCCGCGTACCTGGGGTCCATTGCGGTCTCCATGAGCGCCGCCGCCGTGTCGGCGGGTGCCCTCGGCCTCGCTGTGGCGCCGCAGGTCTCCATGTTCAAGGACCTGTCCAGCGCGCAGGACAAGGCCGCCGACGCCGCCAGCCAGTACGGCAAGACCTCGACGCAGGCCGCCGACGCGCAGAACGCGGTCATCCGCACCCTCGACGGCATGCCGAAGGCCACCCAGCGCGCCGGAGTGGCCTTCCTCGGCCTCAAGTCGGACTTCAAGAGCTGGTCCGACGGCCTGGCGAAGTTCACGATGGTGCCCGTCGAGCACGGCCTGGCCGTTGTCGACGCGCTCCTGCCGAAGACCACCCCGCTGGTCAAGGGTGCCTCGCAGCAGTTCGACCGCCTGATCACCCTCCTCGCCGGGGGCGTGAACTCCGGGGCGTTCGACGGCCTGTTCTCGCGGTTCACGACCTTCGCCAACGGTGCCCTGAAGCACGGCGTCGATGACGTAGTGCACTTCGCCCGCGTCGTCAGCGAGGGCAAGGCGGACGGCGCCGTCACCCAGTTCATCGCGTACGCCGAGGCGCAGGGCCCCAAGGTTCGGGAGACCTTGAAGGACATCGCTCAGGCCGTGTCGAACATCCTCCAGGGCGCCGCCGAGGCGGGGCCGGGGATGCTCACGCTCGTCGATGACGTCGCCAAGCTCGCAGCGGCCCTGCCGCCGAGCGCGGTCGCCAGGGCCTTGGAGCTGTACACCGCCTTCAAGCTCATCAAGCTGGCCTCCTCGGGCATCACCACCGTGTCGGGGCGGGTGCAGACCCTCTCCGCCCGGCTGACCGCACTGCGCGGCGCCTCCACCGCAGCCGGTGGCGGCATCCGCGGCGTCCGTACGGCGCTGAGCACCCTGTCGACGGGCACCAAGGTCGCCGGGGCCATCGCGGTCATCGCCGGTGTCGCCTACGCCATCAAGAGCCTCCAAGGCGCGGGGAAGGCCGCCCCGGACATCGACAAGATGACCACCGCGGTCGGCCAGTTGGGCCGGACGGGCAAGGCCAGCGGCGAGCTGGTCCGGGTGTACGGCGACGACCTCAACAGCCTTACCGATGCCTTCGAGTACATGAACAAGGGCATCACGAACAACTCCATCGTCCAGGGGCTGGACAAGGTCAGCTCCGGGTTCGGGCTGTTCGGCAAGGGGCCCATCGAGAAGGCCAAAGACAAGATCAACGACTTCGACGACAGCCTCGCGGACCTGGTGAAGAACGGGAACGCCGACCTGGCTGCCGCGGCCGTCGACCGGATGTCCAAGAAGTGGAAGGCGGCAGGACTACCGGCCGACGACTTCACCAAGAAGCTCGACAACTACAAGTCCGCCGTCGAGGACGCCAAGTTCGCCCAGGACCTCGCCGCCGACTCGATGGGCCTGTTCGGCAAGCAGGCCCAGAGCGTGCAGAAGAAGCTCGACACGCAGAAGGCCTCCGCGGACGGGCTGCGCGGCGCCATCCAGGCCCTGAACGACACCTACCGCTCAGCGCTGGGCGCGGACTCCGACTTCGAGCAGGCCATCGATGACGCGACCAAGGCCGTCAAGGGCCACCACGCCGCGCTGCACATGGTCAACGGGCAGCTCGACCTCAGCACCCAGAAGGCCCGCGAGGCGTTCGGGCCGCTGAACGACCTGGCCGCGAAGACGGACGCCGCGGCTGCGGCGGCCCGGGACAACGGGGCGTCCTGGGGCACCGTCAACGGGATCTATGAGAAGGGCCGTCAGGCCCTGGTCAGGTCCGCGACGCAGATGGGTCTGACCACGGCGGAAGCGAAGCGCCTCGCCGACCAGATCCTCAAGACCCCAGACAAGACGGCAAGGATCAAGGGCGACGTCGAGGACCTCAAGCTCAAGATCGCGACGGCCAAGAAGCAGATCTCGTCGCTGCCCTCCAAGAAGACCACGAAGATCAAGGGCGACGCGTCCCAGCTCAAGAACGTGATCCGCGACGCCCAGGCCCGCATCAACGCCATGACGGGCAAGAACATCATCATCCACGCCACCACGTACTACGACTCCAAGGGGAAGGCCCACCAGGGGTTCCACGAGGGTGGCGACTACGGCACCAAGCGGGCCATGGGCGGCATCCTCCCGGGCTACACACCGGGCAGGGACGTCCACCACTTCACCTCGCCGACGGCAGGCCGGCTGCACCTCTCCGGAGGCGAGGCCGTCATGCGCCCCGAGTGGACGCGCGCGGTGGGCCCGGCATTCGTCAACGCGATGAACGCCCTGTCCCGCACCCAGGGAGCGGCGGCCGTCCGCAGGGCCATGGGCTTCAAGGACGGCGGGATCCTCGCGGGCAGCTTCGCCCAAGGCGGGGTCCTCCCGTCGAGCCCCACGCCGATCACGGTGCCCTCGCCTACGGACCTGCTTCCCAGGGTGAACCCCGTCGTGATCCGCGTCGAGCGGGAGCACGCCGAAGCTCACGGCCCGTCGCAGGTCGTCTTCAACGCCACCACGACGGACAAGCCGACGCGGCAGGCGGTCTTGGACGCCCTGCACGACTACACGGCGCTGTACGGCCCGCAGATCGCCGTCTGAGACCCGGAGGGGCATACATGCCGATCTTCGTACGCCCCTCCGGGACTCTCCCAGGAGGCGT